ACTAGCAATCATCAAGAGTCCAGAGGATCTCTTTCATGAATTTTAACATAGGAGGAAACTATGCCTGAAGAAGAAAATAAGAAACCAAGTCAAAAATCGGTGGATATCGACACATCTGGCCCAGGGGTCGAGGTTGATGTTGCTGAAGAAAAAGTAAAAGAGGAAGGAGTCGTAGAGACTCCAGCCACGGAAAAGGAACCAGAAACCAAGGTAGAAGAAATCAAGGAAGAAGAAACAGAAACCGTTAAAGAAATTAAGAAAGAACAAAAACAAGACGACGAACAACTTGAAGAATATAGCAAGGGGGTTCAGTCTCGTATTTCCAAATTAACCCGTAAGATGCGTGAAGCTGAAAGACAGCGTGACGCGGCTACGGAATATGCGAGAGCGGCTGATGATAGTCGTAAAACGTTAGAACAACGTTTTGTTAGAGCAGACTCTGATTATATCAAGAGGTTTGAGTCGAGCGTCAAAGAAGGAATGGACTCAGCCCAAAAAGATTTGGCTCGAGCCATTGAATCTGGAGACGCTAAAGCACAAGTCGAAGCCAACAAAAAGATCGCTACTTTAGCATTTGATAATGCTAGATTAGAACAAAGCAAAGAGATGAGAGAAGCACCAGCAACACCTGCTGATGTGAGAGAACCTCAACAACCTTCTTCTCAGCTTCCTGCTTCTGATCCACAGGCTGACGCTTGGGCTGGAAGAAACACATGGTTTGGTCAAAATCGAGCCATGACATTTACTGCGTTCGAAATTCATAAAGATTTAGTGGACAAAGAAGGATTTGATCCTAAATCTGATGAATATTATGCTGAAGTAGATAAAAGAATTCGTGTTGACTTTCCGCATAAATTTGATAAGAGTGATAATAAGTATACGACCGAGCCCGTTCAGACGGTCGCTTCTGCAAAAAGAAGCGTGAAGCCTGGTCGCAAAACTGTGAGACTCACTTCTTCACAGGTCGCTATTGCGAAAAAATTAGGAGTGCCACTCGAAGACTACGCAAAACAATTAAAAAACACGAAGGGAGTAGTATAAGCGTATGAAACAAGAAAATACAAAGACACCTCGTGCGAGCCAAACACGGTCAAAATCTGAAAGACCAAAAGTGTGGGTTCCTCCATCATCTCTAGATGCACCTCCTGCGCCTAAAGGATTTAGGTACAGATGGATCAGAGCTGAAGTCATGGGATTTTCGGATACGAAAAATATCCAAGGACGAATAAGGGAAGGATATGAACTTGTTCGTGCTGAAGAAATCGAAAATGCTTCAGACTATCCAGTCATCGACGAAGGTCGATACAAGGGGGTAGTAGGGGTCGGTGGCCTTTTGCTTGCAAAGGTTCCAGAAGAGATTGCGCAGCAACGTACAGACTATATGACACAACGTCATACAGACAAAAACGAAGCTATAGAATCCGATCTTATGAAGGAGCAAGATAAGAGGATGCCTATCAATATTGAAAGGCAGTCTCGTGTAACCTTCGGTGGTACAAAGAAAACCTAGTTTTCTCGGGATAACAACCAATTCCCTATCATCGATTTAATTAACCGTTTACAGGTAAAACTGTAAACAAGGAGTAACAAACTATGGCAAATAGTAATACACAAGGTTTTGGATTAATTCCTCTCGGTACACTGGGCTCAGGCTACAGTAACCAAGGACAATCCAAATACGTTGTTATCGCAGGATATAGTGACTCTGACCTTTTTCAAGGATGTACTGTTAGAATAGTAGCAGGATATGTTGAACAAGCGTCAAGTTCACGTGTCTATTTATGTTGTGGTGTGTTTAATGGTATCTTTTATAACGCGGCGACTACTTTAAAGCCGACGTGGTCTAACTGGTACAATCAACCAATTACTCCAGCTAATAGTGAAAACCTTACAGCTTTTGTATTAGACAATCCGCATCAATTATATGTAGGCTCAATGTCTGCAATAATGACGAATGGACAAGTTGACTTTGGAGAAACTATCTCCTTTTCAGCAGCGGATCCAACAGGAAGTGAAATTTCTGGACAATGTTCTAATACATTAGATTACGCTAATTTAAGCGTAAATGCTGGCCAGTGGAGAGTTATAAGAAAAGCTGAGGATCCATCTAACAATGACATTACTGCAGCTTATGCTTCAGTTGTTGTTGTTAATAACCTCAACCAATTCGGACTCAAAACACTGGTACTGCTGGTATCACTTGGGCATCATAGGAGCATATAGAAATGGCAATATCACGAGCACAGCTAGTTAAAGAACTAGAGCCAGGCCTGAATGCACTATTTGGGCTGGAATACAAACGGTATGAAAATCAACATGCTGAAATATACGTTCAAGAATCTTCTGACAGAGCTTTCGAAGAGGAAGTTATGTTATCAGGATTTGCGAATGCCGATGTAAAAGGAGAAGGGCAAGGCATCGCTTACGATGACGCTCAAGAAACTTTTACAGCACGTTACACTAACGAGACCATCGCTCTAGCATTTGCGATAACAGAAGAAGCTATCGAAGATAACCTCTACGATAGAATTGCTTCTCGTTATACAAAAGCTTTAGCAAGATCTATGAGCAATGCTAAAGAAGTAAAAGCAGTCTCTCCCTTAATTAATGGCTTACCATCTGGTAGCTTTAAGACAGGAGACACGGTAACTTTATTTAGCACTCAACACCCGACGATTGCAGGAGTATTTAGTAATACTTTAGCAACAGCGGCAGATCTTAACGAAACGTCAATGGAGCAAGCTTTAATAGACATTGCTGCAATGACTGATGAACGAGGTCTTAAAATTGCTGCTAAAGGAGTGAAAATGATCATTCCTTCTAACACGCAATTTACTGCTGAAAGATTATTTAAATCTCAAGGCAGAGTGGGAACAGCTGATAATGATATCAATGCAACTAAATCTATGGGAATGATTCCTCAAGGATATCGAGTGAATAATTTCTTAACTGATACTGACGCATGGTATATTATTACAGACGTGCCAAATGGCATGAAAATGTTCAACCGTGCTCCATTGACAACTGCAATGGAAGGTGATTTCGATACTGGAAACGTTAGATACAAAGCTAGAGAAAGATACGTCTTCGGATGTTCTGACCCTAGAGGTATTTACGGTTCACCAGGAGCGTAATAACATTAGAAATGAGGCCGCCTAAAAACGGCCTCATTTTGTTTATAAAGGTAGAAATATGAAAAAATTTAGAATTCAAATTCGAGCTTATGATTATGCTGCTGATTTTCAAATATCAGCAGAGGATAATGCTATAGCTATTGAAAAAGCAATCCTTGACAAATTGGGACAAAATACTGTAAAGTGGGAAAAAGATGGATTTAGTGATTCATCTAGGAGTAAATGGATAACCTATGAGGAGGTTATAAATGACTCAAGACCTATACACTATGAAACGGTCCTTGGAACTCGAGTGGCATCAAGAGCACCTGAAGGAGGGCAGATATAATATAAATATGGGATATATCGACAAAAAAATTCAGGAAATTGTTAAAGAGATTGTTGCCAAAGAGTTTGAAGAAGCAACTCGTCTTGTCCAACAAAAAGACGCCAAGCCCGAAGTTTCGATAGCCACTTAAGCGCTATCAAAAAATCAACTTTTTACTACAGAATACCTTGCGCCAAATTCAAATTTGGGCTATAGATTAATTACTATATAAATTAATTAGAACGTAGACGCGTATAGTCGACGGCCTAGAGACTACGTTCGCAAACTAGGAGGATATAATTATGGCAAACACTACATTTAATGGAGCAGTACGATCTGAGAATAATTTTAAAGTTATCAGTAAAGCTGCATCCACAGGACTAGTCTCTGATCGAACGGTCGGTGACGGGTTGAAAGACTCTCGAAGATATTATCTTGATGAGTATTTTAATCAACTTCCTGCTATTAACGCTTACCTACAAGGCTCAGAAACAAAAGACTGGGGTAGCATAGCGGATGGCAATGAAGCAACAGAAGACTTAACAGTTACAGGTGCAGCACTAGGAGACTATGCGGTAGCAACAATGAGTATTGATGTTACAGACTTAACTATAACGGCATCAGTAACAGCATCAAACGTAGCTACAGTTGTTTTAGGAAACTTTACAGGTGGTGCGATAGATCTTGGATCTGGAACATTAACAGTTAAAGTTTTTAAAGCTGGTTCAACAGCAACAGGTAAAAACAATAACTTTGAAGTTTTGGGAACTAACATGACAACAGCACTAGCTACTAGAAATGCTACTGTTGCAGCAGTTACGCTGACAACAGCAGGTGCTGACCAAGACCAAGCAATTTTGGCTCCACACTTAGACGGTGGACAAACAGCTTGGACAGGTGTTGTTTGGGGTACTGAAAACCAAGTTGAATGGGAAGGTCTAGTTCGAACAAGTTCGGCTATCGACAACCAAAAAATTTGGGCTGGTTTAAAACTGACTAATGATCAACTTCCTCAAACGGATGCAGATCAGGCGTATTTTTATTTTTCGACTGATGCAACGAATGGGCAAGTATTTTCAACTTATACACCATTGTATTTTATTCATTCTAATACCGGCACTGACTATCTAACTAACTTAGGTATCACAGTGGCGGCAGATACAAACTATCATTTAAAAATTGTGATGGATAGCGATAGAAAACCATCGGTTTACGTAAATGGTAGACAATATAGTGTAACAACAAGTGCCATAACGGCTTTTGATAACACAACTTCGGTTACTGGAACAACTCAAGCAACTATTGCAGCGAATTATTCAGCTACCAATGCTAACACTCAAAAGGGTGCAGCGTTGAAAGATAACACTGATTTAATTCCTTGTATAGGAATTGAAGCTGGCGACGGCGCGGCAGCAGCACTGAATGTTAGTTATATGACAATTAGCAGACTGTTGTTTGAATAATAAATAATGTGAGCTCCTTCGGGAGCTCACAAGATTAGGAGAAAATTTATGGCAACAGATCTAAAATCATCTGCAGTAATTACAACTACAGCACTCGACGCTGATGGTTTATCAACTGCAGCAGCCGTTGGAAATAATGCAGCACTTACTTTAGGTGGAGCATTAACTTCTGGAGGCGCTTATACAGCAGATACTGGAACGGCTAGACAAATTACACTTTTAAGTGCAGGTGACGATTCAGGTAAAACATTTACTGTTGTGGGAACGGATGTTAATGGAGATGCTTTATCAGAAACCGTTACTGGAGCAGACTCTAGTACAGCAACAAGTACAGGCTATTTTGCAACAATATCATCAATAACAGCAGTAGGTAACCCAGCAGGTAACATGTCTGCAGGTATTAATGCAAATGTAGCAGGCGTTGTTTTTAAAGGTCGCACGCGAGTTAAAAATTTAAATTGGACTGGTGGCGGTGCTATTGGAACAATTAACATAAGAAATAGTGGAACAGCAGGAACAAGTTTAATAGCAGTTCGTTCTAATGCTACTTTAGGAGTTAGTGATAATCTTGCGTTAGCAGACGATGGGGTTGTTTTTGCTTCTGGAGCTTATATTACTTATGCAGAAACACAGTGTAATAGCGTAACGGCATTTTACGGATAGTAGGTAGCATATGGCTAATACTACTTCTGGAACAGTAACGTTCGACAAAACATTTGCTGTAGACGAAATAATTGAAGAAGCCTACGAGCGAATTGGCTTACAATCTGTTTCGGGATATCAATTAAAAACAGCAAGACGTTCTTTAAATGTAATGTTTCAAGAATGGGGCAATAGAGGTTTGCACTACTGGGAAGTAGGTGATACTAATATTGATCTAGTTGAAGGTCAGGCAGAATATACTTTTTATAGAGCATCGGGCGATGGAACAAGTTCTACTACAGCAGGCGGAACAACTGGAACTTCTACTTATGGCTTGGATGATGTTTTAGAAGCTACACTTAGATCTGATAAAACAGATACAGATCAATCTGATTCTTCTCTTACAAAAATAGCTAGATCTGCTTATTCAGCATTATCAAGTAAACTTTCTAAAGGAACTCCAGCACAATATTTTGTTCAAAGATTCGTGGACAAAACAACTATAACCCTTTATCCAACACCAGATTCAACAAATGCATCAAAAGACGTTCACATGTTTTTTGTAAAAAGAATTCAAGATGCAGATGCAACTTACACAGATGCAACAGATGTTCCATACAGATTTGTACCTTGTATGGTTTCAGGGCTTGCATTTTATTTAGCACAAAAATTTAACCCACAGTTATCACAACAAATGAAACTGTATTATGAAGACGAGTTAACAAGAGCATTAGCAGAAGATGGTTCTTCAGCTAGTACTTATATAACTCCGAAAAACTATTACCCGAATATATAATGGCATACGCAAGAGGAAAATACGCACAGGCAATATCAGACCGATCAGGAATGGCTTTTCCATATAATGAAATGGTTAGAGAATGGAATGGAATGTTTGTTCATAAATCTGAATATGAATCAAAACAACCTCAATTAGAGCCAAGACCTCATGGTGGAGATGCACAAGGATTACAAAATATAAGATCAGATAGAACAGAAAATGCTGTAGCACAATTATTACCACATGATCCATTTACCACGTATGCAGCTTCATCAGGTATTATTAATGTTCATGCACCAGATCATGGGTTGACAATCGGAAGTACTTATAGATTTAGAGGAGCACCAACAACTTCAGGCACTTATGGTGATCCAGGTAGTTTTGAAGGTATAGCTGGCTCAAATATTGCTTATAGGTCAGGTTATGCTATTGTTACAGGTAAATATGTTAGCGGTAGTAGAGATACAGATCAAACAGACAATTGGTTTTATTTTACAGTTAACACAAACACTGCAACAGCAGGTAGCGTGAAAGGAGGAGGGTTTCCAGTCTCAGTCGGACCAGTAACTCTTAGTGCATAATGGCAGGATTTACATATTCAACACTTACAACAGCAATTCAGAATTATACTGAAGTCGGAACAGGTGTACTTTCAAGTACAATTACAGATCAATTTATAGATAATTCAGAGCTTAGAATTCAAAGAGAAATTCCAATTGATGCAGATCGAAAAGAAATGCTTGGAAATTTAACAGCTTCAAAAGACAATGTTTATGCTCCTGCGGGAACTTTATTCGTCAGAGGACTCCAAGTTTATACTTCAACAACTGTTGCAACTGGAGCTAATAGCTGGTTAGAAAAGAAAGATATCAGCTTTTTAAGAGAATATGATGCAGCTGAAACGACTACTGGCACACCAAAATATTATGCTATGTCGGGAGGAGCAGAGGGAATTGGTGCAACTTCTTCAGGAAGAATTACAATTGTTCCAACACCTTCTTCAGCTTTTATGTACAAAATTCATTATAATGCTAGACCAATAGGATTGAGTTCGGCAAATACTACAACTTTTTAAGTTTGAATTTTGGTAATGGACTTTTATATGCCTGCTTGGTAGAAGCATTTAGCTATTTAAAAGGCCCAATGGATATGCTACAATTATATGAACAAAAGTATCAAACCGAAGTACAAAAATTCGGTGGAGAACAAATAGGAAGACGAAGAAGGGACGACTATACGGATGGTGAACCACGTATACCCGTTCCTGCTCAGACACCGTAAGGATTAAAATATGGCAACATTAACAGTATCAGTAAAAGAAGCAATCACTCTTAACAACATAGATTATGGATCGGAAAGATCTTTAGATATTTCTAGTGTTAATGAAATTACAAAAAGAGTTGTAACCGCATCAACAACAGAATGTGGATTGATAGGATTTATATCAGCCATTAGTGGAGTAGGTGTCACTGCCAACAAAGTTGGTTATGTTGCAGGAATATTTGACAACGGTGATGTACGATATATTAGAATTACAAATTTAGATTCATCAAATCATATTATGTTAACTTTTAGAGATGAAGATAACACAGAATTTAGAATGAAAGTAGATGCAGGTCACTCGTTTATTTATCCAGGTGATAATAGCGGTGGCGTTGTAGATACAATGAAAGCGGCAGGATCAGCTTTAGCGTCGGGTCTTTCTGACTTAGTAGATATTACAGTAGACACAGATACAGCAGCATGTGATGTTGAAATATTTGTAGGGAGCGCTTAATGGCATCGTCATATACAGATCTTGGTACAGAGTTAATGACAACCGGCGAGAATGCCGGTACATGGGGATCAACAACTAATACTAATTTACAGATTATAGAAGAAGCAGTTCGTGGTTATGTTGCAGTAGGTGTTGCAAGTGCAGATGCAACTTTATCTTTAACAGACGGTTCTACAGGTGATTCTATAAGAAACTCGGTTATTGCTTTCACAGGTGCATTAGCTGGTAACAGAATAATAACAGTTCCCGCCGTAGAAAAATGGTGGATTATGGATAATCAAACCACTGAAGCTTATACACTTACAGTAAAAGCTAGCGGTCAAACTGGAGTTACTTGGGGAACATCTGATAAAGGAACAAAAATATTATATGCAAATGGTACCGATGTAATTGATACAGGTATTACATCTGCTGGAACATTTGATTTAGATGGTGATGAATTAACTCTTGACGCTGATGCCGATACAAGCATTACAGCAAGTACAGATGATCAGATAGATTTTGAAATTGCAGGCGCTGATGATTTTACAATGACAGCGAATGCATTTAATGTATTAACAGGATCATCTGTAACTTTCGCAGATAGTTGTAATGCTAAATTTGGTACTGGCAATGACATGCTTATGTATCATGATGGATCAAATTCTTATATTACAAATGCCGTAGGTGCTTTAAAAGTTGCAACAGAGACTTCAGGTATTGCAGTTACAAAAGGACATACCACATCAGAAACAACAATAGCAGACAATTTAACAGTTACAGGAACATTAACAGGTACTCTAGCTACTGCTGCACAAGGCAGTGTAACAAGTCTTGGCACTCTTACAACTTTAACAGTTGACAATATTAT